GATGGTTAAGAGGTGAAGATGAAGTAATTGTATGTGAAACAATAGGTAGAGAAAAATTAAGATGGGAATATAGTGGTGCTACATATGAAACAGATAGTATAAACATCGATGATTATAAAATCATGATAGATGATGGTTGGAAAGCTACTTCACATTGGTATGAAGAAATGTGTAGAGATATGAACGGTGATAAGAAACAGATAGCACAAGAATTAGATGTTTCTTTTGTTTCTTCAGGTGGTAACGTTATTGACGATGAATATATTAATTTTCAAGAAGATAATAATGTGATAGAACCTAAGTATAAGGCAGAGATGGAAAAATCTATGTGGATTTGGAAAGAACCTGAAGAAGGTCATAAATACATTATGGGGGTTGATGTTTCTAGAGGTGATGGTAAAGATAGTTCCACCATTGTTATATTAGATTTCGATGGTTTAGAACAAGTTGCAGAATTCAAATACAAACTACCACCAGATTTATTAGCAGAAATAGTTTTTAAATACGGAAATTTATATCAAGCATATACGGTAGTGGATATCACTGGTGGTATGGGGGTTTCTACTGTTATGAAATTATTGGAGATGGGTTATAAACATTTACACTATGATGATCCTAAAAGTAGAAAATTAAGTGATAAATACTCTAAAAGTTTATATAAACAAACTGATAAAGTACCTGGTTTTAATGTAGGTAATACTAGATTACAAATGATAAGTGATTTAGAAGAACATGTAAGAGAAAATAAAACTATTATTCGTTCAGTTAGATTGATATCAGAATTAAAGACTTTTGTTTATCGTAATGGGAGACCAGATCATATGGATGGGTATCATGATGATATAATAATGGCATTGGCAATGCCAATATATGTTGTTCAAACAACATTTAAAAAATTAAAAATAATAGAAAATCAAACTAAAGCAATGTTAGATAGTTGGGTAACAGTATCAAATGAAAAACAACCAACAGAACCAACTAAAAAACATGTTAACCCTTTCTACACTAATACACCGACTTATGATCCTAAACAAGTCGGTAATAGTAATACAGATGACGGTGAGTATAATTGGTTATTTGGTATGAAGTAATATTTAGTTTTAGGAGATATTTATTATAATAGTATATATAATATTTAAAAATGGCAAGAAAAACAGTATTTCAACAATTAAGTGATTTATTCGGACCAGAACGTAAAGTTAGGGATAATAAATCTAGATATTCTTTAAACGATAAAGAACTTTTAAAAACTCAATCTAAAGAAGAATATGAGTTTGAGAAATTGCAGCTACAACAAAATGCTTTCCTTAATAATCAATGGAAGAAGGTTGATAATGAAATATATCAACATTCAATCTATTATGAAACAACAAGATTAGCATCATATGCGGATTATGAAGGTATGGAATTTTTTCCAGAAATCGCTGCAGCATTAGATATATTTATGGAAGAATCTACAACACCTAATAGTGAAGGTAGAATCCTTAATATATTTTCTGAGAGTAAAAGAGTTAGAAGAATATTACAAGATTTATTCTTTAATAGATTAGATATTCACACAAACTTACCTATGTGGGTAAGAAACACTTGTAAGTACGGTGATAATTTCTTATATCTTAGTATGGATAGTGAGAATGGTGTAAAAGGTGTAAAACAATTACCTAACATTGAAATTAGTAGAAAAGAAACTGATGGTTTTGGTGAAAATTCTAATAATTCTACAGAAGGTGAAGTTAGTCCTGTTAAATTTTTATGGGGACAAAAAGAAATGGAGTTCAACGCTTGGCAAGTCGCACATTTTAGATTATTAGGTGATGACAGAAGATTACCATACGGTACATCTATTTTAGAGAAGGCGAGAAGAATATGGAAACAATTATTACTTTCTGAAGATGCAATGTTAATCTATAGGGTTACAAGAGCACCAGAGAGAAGAATATTTAAAATATTTGTTGGTAACATAGATGAGAAAGATGTTCCTGCATATGTAAATAAAATCGCCAATAACTTTAAGAGGAGTCCAGTAATCGATCAGAAAACAGGACAAGTCGATACGAGATATAATCAAATGGCACAGGATCAAGACTATTTCATCCCTGTTAGGGATCCTAACGCACCGAGTCCAATAGATACTTTACCAGGTGCAACTAACCTATCAGAGATTGCAGATATTCAATTCCTACAGAAAAAATTATTTACCGCACTTAGAGTTCCTAAAGCATTTTTAAATTTTGAAGAAGTTGCAGGTGAAGGTAAAAATTTAGCACTACAAGATATAAGATTCTCTAGAACTATTAATAGAGTACAACAAGCAATCATACAAGAATTAAATAAGATTGCGATTATACATCTCTATCTTTTAGGGTTAGAGGATGAATTAGAAAACTTCACATTAAGTTTAAATAATCCTTCTACACAAGCAGAGATGTTAAAAGTAGAACAGACTCAGTTGAAGGTTACTTTATATAAAGATGCCGTTTCAGATGCAGGTAATGGTTTTGGAGCAATGTCAATGACTAGAGCCAAAAGAGATATATTAGGTATGTCTGAAGAAGAAATAAGAAATGATTTAGAACAACAAAGAATGGAGAAAGCGGCAGCGGCTGAGATGGAACAGACTTCTACTGTTATTAAGAAAACAGGAATCTTCAATAGAGTTGATACATTATATGGAGAATTCGGAGGTACTAATACTGAAAGTGGTGAGGGTGCTGAAGGTACAGATACCACTGGTGGTGATGACTTTGGTGGTGGTTCTGATTTTGGTTCTGATTTCGCATCAGGTATGGAAAGTTCTATGGATACCGAAGCTGGTGGTGAAGCAACTGAAGCTGAAGCAGGGGCAGCGGTAGAATCTACTGAAGATAAAAAAGAAAATCTTTTAGTAGAAGAGAGTAGAAAAAAATTAGAGGAAAAAACAAAAAAATATCAAAAAATTTATTTTAATAAATTAATGGAAAGTATCGATAAAGACGAAAAAGTTTATAATGTAGATGAAATTGACGATGAAGTAGATACTATTAATACTAAAATAGATGAGATGTCTAAAGAAATAGATAATATAATAAAATAACTTTTATTAAATTCCTAATATTTATTAAATAAAAAAAGCATGAAAAATTTTGGTACTATAAAAGACACATTTAATTCTATTTTAGCAGAAGCTATTATTCAGAAAGATGAAGAGGGTAAAAAATTATTTAATCAATATTTAAAAACTCTAAAAGAAAATACAGAACTTAGAAAACAATATTTAATATATAAAAATCTTTCTTCTAAATCTTTCACTGACGCTATAGAGGCGAAAGATTATATTAAAGAAAACATAGAACTTTTAAAAGGATTAGATATTAAGTCACTAAAAGAAGGTTTTGAAAAATTAGAAACTATTTTAGAAGGTAAAACTATAAATGAAGAAAATAATGAATTATATTCACATATTGATGTTCTTTATACTACAGTTAAGACTCCTTCTACTTTAGATAAAATTAATGAGTCAATTAACTTCATCAAAGAAGATATGTTAAAAAGAGAAGAGGTAATAGTAGAAGAAACTGAAACAGTTAATTTACCACCAAGTGTTTTAACTAAAATGGCAACAAGTAGATTCAACTCAAAATACGCTAATATCGATGAGAGTGAAAAAGGAATTTTAAAAATCGTCTTAAATGGTACTGAAGAAGATAAAGAAAAACTTTACAATGATCTTAAAAATGAATGTATAGATTCTATAGATAGTAAATTAAACGAAGATATAGATTTAGATTTAAAAGATAAAATTCTTAAAGTAAAAGATAGATTATTAAGAATGAACTACAATAAAGAAGAATATATCAAAGATTTAGATAAAGTAGTAGAATTAAAATACTCAATAGAATCTTAAAACCAAAACAATATTTATTTAAACCTCCACAGTGTGGGGGTTTTTTTATACCTAATTGACAAATCTATTTTTTTTATTTATATTTTTATAAACAAAATAACATAGAAAATAAAGAATTATGAATGAAACGAGGCAAAGAAATAAAATTAGATATCGACAAAAATTACAAAGTCAAAGTTGGTACGGTAGATAATAAGAACCCTAAAAGTGTATATATTAATTTATCTGCATGGGGCGAATTAAAACAATTTAATGAAGAACTTAATTACGACAAAGTAATTAGTCTTTTAAGAAAAGATATAAAAAATAACATAAATAAAAATATTAACATCGAAGATTTCTATAAAGACAAGTATATTGTAGACTTAGATATGAGATCTTCAGGAATCAGTTCAGATAAAAGGAGTTTTATGTCTTGTGAAGTAACATTGTTTCAAAAGAATAATATTCCTATCAATCAATATTATATTATTAAAAGAATAACAAGTATTGCAAACAATATAATAAATGATTGTTTAGAAAAACAATCCCACTTTAAGTTTTATAAGACTAAAAAATAATATTTTTTGTTATGATGGTATATTTATAAGTAAAGTATATCATTATGATGGAAATATTAAAGAAGAATGAAATAGATAAAAAAGGTATCCTAATCGAATATGATGCCGGTTATATATCTCCCAACGATAATAAACATTTCATAAACGAAATTAATAAACTAACTAGAGGTGAATCTATAGTAGAAGAACCTTTAGTTGTTTATGCAGTAATGCAAAAGTATGGTGTTGAAAATAGAAATGGGAGAATTTATCCAGAAAGTATATTAAGAAAAGAGGCAGAGAATTATCTTAAACTTATTAAAGATAACAGAGCAATGGGTGAGGCAGATCATCCAGAATCATCAATTGTTGCTATTAGTAGAATTTCACATAATGTTATAGAGTTATGGTGGGAAGGTAATGTTCTTATGGGTAAGTTAGAAATTATTATGTCACCAGGATTTGTTAATCAAGGAATTATTTCTTGTGAAGGAGATCAAGTAGCAAACCTTTTAAGGAAAGGTTTAAAGATTGGTGTATCATCAAGGGGTGTAGGTTCTCTACAAAAAGAAAACGGAAAAAATATTGTACAAGATGACTTCGAATTAATTTGTTGGGATGTTGTAACATCACCATCAACACCTGGTTCTTGGATATATAATGAAGAACCAACTAAGGAACAACAGATGTCAGAATCAGACACAAAAAAGGATAAGAATTTGTTAATCGATGGATTAAATAATTTTTTGTCAGAATAAATTCACATTAAAGTCAAACTTTTATCATTTTCTATATATTTATAAAAAAACGGCGCAAATAGTGCCGCATTTTTATTATAATAACAATGTAAAAAAATTAAAAAATTTACGATGGCTACAAAAAGAAAATCAATCATCGAAGAGGCTTTGTTAGAAGCGAAGTCTTTAGAGGATGCCTTAAAAGCCAATACGAAAGAAATGCTTGCCGCTCATATGAGGCAAGAAATTGAGAACATCGTTGAGTCATCTCTGAAAGAGGAGGATGAAGAAGAATTAGAATTAATCGATGTAGAAGGGTCCGATGAAACAGAAGAAGAAATGCCAGATGAAACTGAAATGGAAGATATGGAAGTTGAAGCTGGAGAAGATTCAGAAGCAGAAGAAGTTGCTGATGAATTGGAATTAGATCTTGATCTTGACGCTTTAGCCGCATCTGATGATGAGGGTGAGGAAGCAGAAGTTGAACTAGATGTTGTTGATTTACCTATGGATTTAGATATGGGTGATGAGGAAGAACTAGATTTAACTGGTGCGTCTGACGAAGAAGTTATCGCAGTATTTAAGAAAATGAGCGATGAGGACGAAGTAGAGGTAGTTAAAGATGAAGATGGAATTCACTTAACAGACAAAGAAGCAGGTACTGAGTACTACATTAAAGAAGGTGATGAGCATTACGAAGAATCTTATGACAAAATGGACGAAGAGAAAGATTGTTTAGAAGAAGAAGCGGGATGTGGAAAACGTTATGAAGAAGAAATTGTCTATGAAATCGAACTATCTGAAGAAGATCACATGGAAGATGGTGATGATGAAGTAGAAATGGATTCAGAAGTTGAGGTAGAAGAGTCTACTAGAAGAACTAGGGCCGATAGAAGAAGAAGGGATTTAAAACCATCTAACTATCCAACTAATGAATCTAGAAAATCTCGTAAACCAATTTCTGAAAATAGAAAACCTAAAAATGTAGAAAAAGTTGCTGATTCTAAAATTCTTAAAGAGTATAAAGAGTTGAAAAGTAAAAATGAAGAATACAAGAAAGCTCTTAATGTATTTAAGGATAAATTAAACGAAGTTGCTTTATTTAATACAAATTTAGCATATGTAAATAGATTGTTTACAGAACATTCTACAACTAAGAATGAGAAGATGGATATCTTAAAGAGATTTGATA